TTAAACTTTACTCATATACCATTTTACCTTTTGTCTGATAAAATCTCCTACTTGATTTGCAGGCACGTTCGGATATGGTGGAAGGTAAATAATATCAATCTTACCTTTGCTTGTTGTATTCGGATTTCTCTTTCCAAATTCATAATGAGTAAATACGGTATATGGTGTAACCTTTATTCGATATTTCTTACAAAGCTTAGCAACGTATTCAAAACAAGATTCAACTTGTTTTTTTGTAAGCGGATAATTTCCAACGTTGTAACGATTTTTGAAACCTGCCATACCACACATAGAAATACCTATTGAGCCGGTATTGCCACCACCTGTATGCTGTGCATATTTCCCATCATTACAATTCAAATTATCTTCCGGTTTGTATTTACCTTCAAATATCAATCCGTCCTTATTAACCATATAATGATAATCTTTATAGTCAACACTATTTGGCTGATGTCCGCCTGCTGTCCAGTGTATTACAATTCTATTCATGATGAACCCCCTCGAACATATCAAGCCTGTGATGAAGAGATTTACAAGACTGCTCAACCACAACCATTCTTTCAATAAGATTGTTATGTTTATCCTGCTTTTCTTCTAACCTGTTAAAATGTTCCTTAAATTCTTCGCGCAACAATTCCACGGTTTTTTCTTGATGTTCTTGATTCGCCTTTAAAGCTCCTTGCGAAAAAGCTATCTGAAAAATATTAACTATGATAGATAATGATAATGCTGCACCTGCTATCCATAAACTATAATTCATTAGCACCCCCTACTGGAGCAAAACACATGTAACAACTCATCAGGAGTAATCTCTGCATTAATATCCGTAAACAATCCTTGCTTTTGCAACTCTCTTAGGTGCATTTCAGAGCAATGACAGTTCCACTTTGTTTCTCGCTTGTTGAACACGCTGCGAATTGCGGACATGTAAGGATAACCCCTGCCAACTTCACTCAATAGATTTGCAGAAAACATCTTCTCATCAAGTTCAAAATCTCTCAAAACTATCACAAAATCTTCATCCGTAAGCCAAAGATATTTCTCAAGACTTTGAACACTCGCACGTGGCGGTTTCATATCAAAGATTAACACCTCTCCGTCTTTTTCAACAATAGACCCTGTGTGAGCAGGTCTAAAAGCTGTTTTATCAGGACATCTCCAACCCTCTGCCCACGCTACAATGTTTGCTGTAATACTCTGTCCTTTGGTAAATACCGCACTACCTACAAGCCTTTGTCTATGTACATCTATCCATAATCGAATTTCTTCATGTGTTTTGTACTTAAAAAAATTCTTATAAAAAACTACCTGCATTTTTCAAAATCTCCAATTTATATAAAAAACTATCCCTTGCCTATTTTCTATTTTGTAGGCTAGTATCAAAATCTTTAACCTTTCCGTTAATTTGGATAAGCAGAAACCCACCTGCTTTTTTTACCTTGATTACTTGAGTTTGTTTTTCATTAGTTGGTTGTTTTTGCAAAATTGCAACTGCACCGGAACTTTCAATTTCGATTACTTGTGTAGGAGCTTCATTAAGCCCTGTTAAATCTTCGGCACGACAGATTGTACCTAAACCAACAAAAACGCTCAATAATAAACCTGCTAATAATACTTTTTTCATTTTTCCATATCCTTTCATTTCTTCGCACGGCTAAGGACATAAAAGTCCCTAGCAAATTTGACCCCTATCATTTAGATAAGGCGATTAACTATCTGTAGATGTTGATTCATCTTTTGCGATTAATTCCTTATAATCCTTAGTTTCAAAAAATTTATCGAGCATTTCACCTGTGATATTTAAAGCTTGCCCTAACATATCAAAAATCGGATAACCTCGATAAAACTCCAAAGCCTCATCAAAACGATTCAGGTATAAAGCTTTCGTAATATCATCAAGACTTGCTTGCTCAATCATTGCACGTATTTGTGCCTTCCCTAACCCTTTAGCAAGGATTAGTGCCTCAAACACATCACCGCGTGTCATTGATAGATTATCAAGTCGTGCACGTTCCTTTTGTTTTTGTTCCTCTTCATAGTTTGGATTTTTGACAATCTCACCATCTTTATAAACAAACTTTTCAGGAGTCTCACAATAAGCATTGTAAACATCTTCTGACACTTCGAGGTTTTCCACCTCTTCATTAATTACAGGACACTGACCTGCACCGTTTAATTTTTCATTTTCTAAAAATATGTAATACATAACTATCTAACCTTTCTATAACCACATAATCTCAATATTGCAATTGTCGGAGCTGCAACTGTGCTTGAACAATACAAGCGCAAAGTCCTACTTGTCATTGGAATTATTCCATTTGCGAATTGCTGGTCTCGTGAGTTTGAATATGCGCGACCACCACACGAGCAAGCCTGATAAACTCCTAAAATGTCAGAAACCCACCAATGCGATATAGCCCCTGTTGCTGAACCTGAAAAAGCTAGAATTTCAACAAGTAACTCATAAATATGTCCATCATTTGGCAAATAACTTGATATGTCATAATCTCGATATTGTTGAGAACCTAGCGGAAAAGCTGTATCTCCATTGATAATATGTAGTGATTTTCTCACCCACTTGCCATCAATGTCGTTATAATCTGTAACTCTAAATGGGAACTTTGGTGTAAATGAGGTGATTCTTTTAGATGAACTATCCCATCCGCATATACCTGCTTGAAGATAAATATCTTCTAGTACTGTCCACTTATCGGCATTTATCAGGTGTTCATACACAATTTTTTCATCTTCTTTAAACCATAGTTGGTAATTACTTTTATCAATATCAGGTGGTGTACTTTGGTAGTATGTAAACATATCCGCATTCGTCCATACACCATTTCCGTTGATATTGATATTTCTATTTCGAGTTACCGTATCAGTAATTGTAGTAAAGGTTAGTTTATCTGTAATAACCTCTTTCCCATTAGCGGCAAGTCCTTTTACCCCTTTGTCTAACCATATAGTAGAACCTATGACACCCATGCCATTGAGTACTTGGTCGACAGAAACAATTTGTTTATTTGCTCCTGTAAACATTATTGGGGGCAAGATTAAAAAGTCGTTACCAGCTAAATCTGTTGTAACCCATTGGGATTGGCGATATAAATATACCCTGTTGTTAGTTACGTGATAAAAAACATCAGTATTTTGAGGGGAAAGAGGGAAAGAAGAACCAGAGCTTAAATTAGCAGCACTCCAGTATCCATTCCCAATGGCATCATCTAATCCTATTAAAAACCCAGTTAAAGAGATTGTTTCTAATGTTATTATACCTAAGTCTTTTTGCAATTCCACCCAAACAAAGAATTTACCCTTTCCGTCTGAATCTTCGGTGTACTGTGTATCATAAACCTTAAATTTCTCATTTATAAAAGTTGCACCCTTTGGTAAATCCGCAGTTTTATCTTCCGTTCCGTATGGAACAATACAAACTGAACCTTTTAAGATGGTCAGCACGCCATCAACCAAGGTATATTTAATCCTTTGTGGAATTTCTTTCAAACAGTTAGTAATTAGATTTTCACCTAACTTTGAATCAATACCTGTAGATAATATCTTGTTATATTCATCTGTTCCGGTTTGCTTTACTGTGCTTACCGCATTGTCCTTTGTTGTGTTTATAGATGATACCGCACCTGATTTCGCACTTTCAATCTCAGCTAAACTTGTTTCTCTGTTTTCATTAATCGCAGACATAGATTGTTCTTTGTTTGATGTAATATCTGCCATTCCATTTGTGATAGTAAGTTCCGCAGATGTTTTCAATTCAGTTATCGAACTTTCTGCGGTTGTGCGTTTTTCTTCAATTTCATTAACCGCATCTTGCCAATCTTTTTGAATATCTGCCATGGCGTTGTTATAAGTTTCAGTAACTTCCGCAGTTTTTGCAGTTGCAATGTTAGCTTTTTCACTTGCAATATTTGCACTGTTTTGCGCATTTTCTGCTTGAGTTGTCGCAGTAGTTGCAGCATCCACAGCAATACGTTTTGATTCGTTCAAACTTTCAATCAATTGGTCAGGTGTAACCTCATCACCTTCATTAACCTTTACAGCCCTTGAAATAGTTCTATTCAAAATTTGAATAAGCCTAATTGCATAATCAAAACTTAACTCAAGATTTTTCTTTGACAAATCTCCACTATCTTCATACTCTGCCTTTTGTTCAATCGGTAAGGTCAAAGATATTGTCAATAATTCTTTTTGGTCTGTACTTGTATTCCACGCAAGAGTTTTGTATTTTGAACCGGAAAGAGGGAAAGTGATATAACTGCCATCTTTATTTCCTACCTCGTGAATAGAATAATCCACACCATTTTCCAAAATTGATTTAATGCCATTCAAGTCAGTATGTTCTACAAGTAGCTCTGATTCTTTAGCTATGAAAAAATCAAACGAAAATTCTGTAGCAGAATTATTTCCCCAGCAATTTGATACTGGAGTCTGTTGTGATACCGTCATAATATACTCCTTTATTTTTTCTTACGTTCAGGTGGTTGACCTGTTGCTGCCATATTTGCTTTATATTTACCGTAACCGCCTATTCTCAATAATCCTGTACCGATATTACCCTGCATAATGTCACCAACTCCACCGGCAGCATTGTATAATCTTGATGCAGCAATACCGGTTCCATAATCTCCTGCACCTGCAATCATTTCGATATAGTCACCTAATTCAAGCTTACTTCCTCTCATCAATTTATTTATTGATGTTTCAAAATCAGAAATCAAAGGTAATTTATCTTCAAAATACATTCCGCCTGTCATTTTTGCTGAAATCAAAGAAACAATTGAATTTGCAAGTGTTCCTAAAATACCGTAAGCTTTCCAGTTAGATAGTAAAATAGAACTGATTATATCTGAACCAAAAGCAGTTAAAGGGTCATCATCTCCACCACCAAACATATTTTGAAACAACATCAACAGAGACAAATCAGATAAGAAAGATGTAAATAATATCGGATTGAAAACTTTATAAATCAAAAACGATTTCATAAACTCTTCATTTGAAATATCGCCTTTGGCTAAATTAGCCATTGAATCAACAAACTTTCTTTCATACTGAAAGTTTGTATTGTTGAAGGCAAATATCATTCTTGTTATTGCATGTTGAGCAACTTGTTTTTGCCATGCGGAAGTTGCGGAGCTATGACCTGATTGTTGCGAACGCAAAGTATTTTCGGTAAACTTTGTAAAAGCCTCTTCTTGTGACATTCCCTGTGACATCAAATAATCAACATACGGTTTACCGCCAAACATAATTGCAATAATATCACCGTACTTTGTATTAGAGGTACAAAAGTTTCTCAATGCTCTGAATTTATCTGATTCATTTGTCAACATTGAAATAATTTCGTTTTGCGAATTTCCTGCAAGTCGTGCTTGCAAATATTCGCAATTTTTGAACATGAAATCAACCGTCTTTTTAGGATGAGCTAATGCATCCGCAAAACCTTTACTCCACGTTCCAAACGGCATATTTTCGCAATAGTTCACCATTGACGTCAACTGTGAAAACATAACCTTCAAGTTGCCGCCGATTTTTGAAGTAATATAATTACTTGCAACATTATCAATCAAGTTTTTCCCAACGGTAATACTTTTTGCATAGTTATCATAGGTAGATGTTGCTAGTTGATTCAATAATATTCTATGAATTTTTTCTCCGGATTTTTTACCGTAAATCTCAACCATCTTTGCTTTAATATCAGGAGATTGGAAAATTCTGTTATAGAAATTAACCTTTTCTGACATTACAACATATCTTGCAGTTTTGTTGATATGTGGCAAAATAATTTCAAGCGGAGATAATGGGTCCATTTTTATACGACTACAATTTTTACGTTGTTTGATAAAAGATGGATTTGTAGAACGTAACATTGTTTCGTGCATCATATCCAAATCAGAACCGATACGCTCTGTTTTGGATGGAATATAATTATCCACCTTTGGCAGTGACAAACCTGTAGTCCTGATAAATACCTCGTTTGTATCTTCATACATTGTGTCGCAAGTATCAACCATTGCCCAAGCAAACAATTTATCTTGTTCAGATAATTTTGAAAACATCAATTCATCTAACTTTTCTGCCCCTTTTGGAACATCTTCACCTACAAACTGAGTAATAAGACGCTCTTTCAAATTTGGATTTAAAGACCAAGCGTAAAGTGTAATCAACTGCGAATGAGATAATTCAATAGTTGTTTCAACAAATTCCCCTGTATCTTTGTTCCAAGTTACTTGTTTGAATGGATAATTTGTTTCATCATATTTTCTGAACAAATCAACTAAAGGTTGAATATTGTCAAAGTCTAATGCTCTATCCCAAACATTCAAAAACTTGTTTTTCAAGCCTTCATTACTTCTATTTAGGTGATAAATATCCATTGCCTTTTTATAAAAGCCTAATGCTTTTCGGTGTGCATAAACTTCGACATCTGATTCAGCTTTTAATAATGAATATTTTTCAGCAGTAGCCTTATCAAATATTCCTGTCAAAAGTGATTCCCAGTTGGCAAGTGTTCCTTCTGATGTCCAAATTGTATCACCTGCGGTCCAACGTGCAAGATATTTGGCAACTTTATTATCACGGTGTTTATCCATAATTTCGATAAGATTATTTTTGTAATCATATCTTGTAAGTGCTTTTTTCAAATCTTGTTCACTTTTTGCACGTCTGCCTTCGAACTTCAATTGTAAAATATCTTCTAACAATGAACGAGTTGCAGACAAGTTCAAATTCTTAGGGTCATTACTTTTGTATTCCAAAAACTTAACTTTCAATATTCCTTGAAAATCTGTCGGAGCTTTAATATCATTTGTAGCATCTTGATTGATGTTATCACGTTCCTCTCCAATAACTGCAGAATCAGCATCAATCAATCGTAAATATTCCACTCTTGCCTCATCTTTTTTAAGTCTGTTCATCTGTTGAAGTTCAGAAAAGACAGTATTGGTTTTCCAGTCAAATTTCCCTTGTTTCAATGCTCCGACTTTAATTAGCTTAGAATTGATTTTAACCTGCTTTTGAATTTCTTTATGCAAGATATATTTTTGTCTGTTTTCCAACTGTTTAATTGCATGAGCATTGATTGTCCTAACAACTTCTTTTGCGGTCAAAGAATTATTTACAAGCGGAAGGAGTGAGAACATTTTATTAACAGAAGATAATCTGACATATTTTTTCTCAATAGGGTCATAAGATTTTGTTTCGTGCAATTTATGCGAAACATAAGTTCTTAGTTGTGTACTTAATGAAACGTTTGGAATTGCATATTTGTTTTTCTCATTTGTTTTTTGCTCAATATAAGTCTTTGAAATTTCATCCATTCTGACAGAAATTTCATTCATTACATCTTGCGGTAATCTATTTAATTCAATCAAGTTACCGAATTTTCTACCGCTAAATAATTCAGACAGTGCCTCAAAGGCAGCATCTTTATTTGCTCCACGTAAAGACAAAACTTTTCCTGAAAGATAATCAAATGCCCCCATAAATTTACCGATGATTTCTTCCCCTGGATAAGTTTCAGGCGGAGTGAAATTATTACTGTCAATTCTATCAAGAGCCTGTTCAACAAGTCTTGCATCACCGTCAGTTTCATCAGTATCATAATTGACTCCGGTATCACTAAAGAACTCATACCAGTTTGATTGCATACCGCCTAATGCAGTGATATCATCATCAACCTCAGACAATTCCTGTCTTAGATTTTCTGCTTTAGTGTTATTTTGAGCAAGTGTCATTTGTAAATACTTGATTGAGTATTTGTGATTTAATGCTGCAGATAGAATTTCATAGCACGCTTGTCTGCATCTTTTTGAATATTCTTTTACAGATTTTGGAACACGGCTTGAGGCTTTATCTGCAAGATTTAGATATTCTTCAACTTGTTGCTTTTTACGTGTATCTTGCAAACTACGTTCAAGGTTATTCTTTTCAATCTCATCAATTTCAGATAATTCCTTTTCTTGATTAGTTCTAATTTCTTCAATTTGAGATTGAATTGTATTACAACGGTCAAATACTGCAGCTTGTATTCTTTGATTTTCAGTTGTTAATAACCTGTCAAACAGATTGTTAATTTCAGGAATTTCAGATTCTTCAAATCCAAGACTTTTGATACTGTCATATAAAGATAGCAAAGCATTTTTAAAATCTTCAAACAACTTTTTTAGCCTGTTTGTTTTCGCTGAACCTGTACGCATATAGGCTTCAAATCCACGAGCAAATCTTTCGTGCTGTTCGTCCGTAAATTCTTCACCGTTATTTTTTACAAACTTTCTGATTTCTTTCAAATCTTCCTGTAGTTCTTCATTGCCCTCTGAATGTTTAACCAGTTTTTCTAACCACCAGTGAGCGAACTCATGAACAATAGTTGATTCATCAGCATCTTTGAATAATTTTACTAAGTTTTCAGCAGGAATGAATGACCCTTTAACCTGAACCAGTCTGTTTGCAATCTCATCAGCCCTGTCATTATCAATAAACATCTTGCGTTGTTTTTGATAATATTTTTTCAAAACTTGAACAGCCTTGTCATCAAATACAACATAACATCTGCCGTCTTGTCTGCCGTCATAAGTAATACCCTTAATCCCATAGCTATTGAGAAATTCGCTTGCCTTTTTATCAGAGCCAAAATATTCTAAAAAACCTCTATAAGTTTCTTTTCCTGTTATTCCAATAGCATTTGTTAGCTTTACATTGTTTGATGCCATCGCATCAGAATATATTTTTTCAATAGCTCTTTGAACTTTATTAGATTGATGTATAAGGTCTTTATCTTCATCTAGCATTTCATCTACATCTGGAATATCAACCTCAAACAATTGCCCTTCTGTCTTAAACTCTATTTTCGACACATCAATACTTTTGATTTTTTTAAGGTTATTTTTTTGATACTCTATTTCAGTTTTAAGAGATTTAATTTCATCCTTATAAGAATCTGAAAATATAGGAGATTTTGTTTCTTTTAATTCTTTTTGTTTATTTTTAAGTTTGGCTTGCGTTTTATCTATTCTATTTTGAATTAAATTTATTGTGCCCTGTTTATCTTCTTTTATACTTTTATAAAAAAAGATTTCTCCACCTGCTAATCTTTTTCCTTTATATCTCCATTCCCCTTCTGACAATCTTTCCATATACCCATGAGAGATTTCTTTATTGGCAGCAAAATACAATCCCCAACCATGAGCTTGAGCACCTTCACCTGTACCTATAGCATCAAGTGAAAATTCATCAAACTTATGAGGTGAGCCATGATAAGCAGATTGAAAATACATCTTAGGATTTTTAATTTCCTTGATGTTATAAAGATGTACAGTTTTAGGGTTGATATTTTCTGCGTTATCGTTTATAATACTATTGTCCTCAGATTGTGGATTTAAGACACGGTTATCGTGTTGGGCAATCTGAGGACTATTTTTATATTCCTCTGTATCAAAAATTAACTGATATATTTTGTTTCCTATTTTTACATCAGTTTTAAAATAGTGATATTTTTCAACATTAGGCTTTTTGTCTTTTTTTGTATTTTCTTTTTCTCCTGCATATTCTGCATTTGCAAGCAACTTTTCTAATGATGCAAGATATTTATTATATCTTGAAGTCTCTTTTTTATTTAATCCTTTATAATTACCTTTATTTAAAATCTTATTAGTGATTCTTTTTTGTTTTTTATTACTACTTTCTTTTTTAATATCCACAAACCAATTCGGAGATAATGTCGCAAACTTTGTTCCGTTTTCCACAATTTCATTGATATATGCTTTTACTTCATCAATAGACGGAGCTTTTTCAAAATCATTTGTCAAATCAACAACATTGTTATTGTTACTTGTTGCACGTTGAAAATAAATATTAGGATTGTTTTCATTAAACATTCCTTTGTTATCAACTGATTTTATTTGTTCCGGATTAAAGACAGAAATATTTAATTGTTCTTTCTCTTGCTTATAATAGCTGTCATAGCCATTCTCTTTGAGAAAATCCAAAAAATAAGTATCACCAATTTTTGTTGTTTCAAAGAAAGACCAATTATCATAGCCTGCACCTTTTTTTGCAATTTTAGGATTATCAACTTTTCTTAAACGGACAGTTAGTTCATAAGGAGTATATTCATCAACATAACCTTTTCCTACTTCATAAGTTGTTTTAACAAGATTTGTATTTAATGTTATTTTTTTAATATACTCATCTGCAAAATCAATATCCTTTGCTAATTTTTCAACTTGTTTATATACATCATCTCTATCAACCCTTCCCACAGGCTCACTACTGAAAGGACTTCTTCGAGGCTCATCTATCTCATCTAATGCCACAAAGTAATCTTTGTTTTTATAAACAATTTTTGCATCTGCAACACTAGACATCTTTTCTTCAACATCTTCATTGTAACGGCTATAAGCCATACCTACTTCTGCTTTATCAAAAACTTCTTGATTTTTTACAGTATTTTCATAAGATAACCCCATTATTAAATCTTTGAATTGCTCATGACTGTATTTATCTCCCCAGAAGCTAATCTCTTTATCACCAATTTTTTTAAGCAATTCATTAACAGATTTTTCATCTCTGAAATCAAAAGGATTTTCCGCTTTCAAATATACGCTATATAAAACAGGAGATAAATCTAATGCCTGTTCAAAACTTTTTTGTGCTGCGTATTCATAAGCAAATTTTGGACTAAACGAAAAGTCAAACTCATCACTCTTTCCAAATGTATCAAATTTCCATAAAGAACCATGATAAACCACTAACGGCTTACCATTCTCATCAACAACCTTACTATCCCCAAACCACTTTTTAAAATATTTACTATCTGTTCCTTTTTCTTTCCATTCTTTGATAGCATTCGATTTTTCTTCTTTTGTTGTTGCTCCTGCTGTTGTTGCACGTTGGAAATGTTGAGTTTCATTTTTCCCACGTTGCACAACAACTGGATTATCATTATTAACGGCTCTTTGAGTTACAACAGTATTACCAAAATCAACATTAGTATTATCTAACTTTTGACGTAATTGATTTGCTAAATTGTTATTACCGTTAGTTTCATACTCTTCAATCAAATCATTAACTGATTCCATATCATCAAGCGATAACTTTTCCCCTGATTGAATTTTTTCTAACAAATCAGTTTCTGTTATCATTTTATTTAGATGTTCTTCATCTGAATAATCATCAGGAAGATTATTCAATTTATCCACCAAATCATTGTATCTGTCATTTAATGTTTGTTCTTGCTCGTTGTAGCTCACTCCTGAATGCAAAACACCGTTATCATCAACATAAGTTGTCTCGTTGTCTTGTTCGATATTTGGCATATCTTCATTGATTAACTCTTCAATATCAATACCGGTTTTATCAGCAATCGAACCAAGCATATTAACACCAAGCCTTGCAACCTTTTCAGCCTGCTCACGATTTGAATATTTACCAGTATCTAATAAACTTTCAGCTAAATTATTGATATTGTTTTCAATTCGTTCTTCTGTAGTTGAATCGATATTGATTTCACCATTTTGGATTAAATTTTCAACGGCTTTTTCTTTATCGTTTTCAGATAAATTGTTTAAAGTTTCAACAATTTCATCATCTGTTGCACCGTTTCTTTCCATGTGATTACCAAGAATATGTGATGCCGCAGATAAAGTTCCGCCTTGCAATGCTATTGCTCCGGCAAGAACAGCCCACTCATCAGGTGATTTAAAAATTGCTTTTGCATAATTTTCAAGACTTCTTTCTTGATTATCAGTTCCGATTGTCAAATTCAATACATCTTCAACAACCTCTTCTCCAAGTTCTTCAAGAAACCCATCATATCTGACTTTAGATTTTAACCAGTCTACATTCTCACCTTTTATTGGTAACTTATTAATTTTTTCATAAAGTTTAGAAAATGTCGGAACAGATTTTTTGTATAGATTAACCAATTGTTTATTTGATGCCAAATATTTAGCAATCGGAGAACCTATATATTTACTTGCAGCTGCACCTGCTCCTTGAATCGGAAGTTTCAACAATTCACCTGATGCCTCTGATGCAAACATAATAAATGTTTGTCCGATTGATTTATAAAAAGCAGTTGAAGGTTTTTCTTCTGATTGTTGAAAAATACTTTCACCTTTATCAGTCAATTTAAAAGTATTATCTAACATTCTGCTTTGATAAATTTCGTTGATATTGTTCCACCCTGTAGGTAGTGCGGTATTAACAACACCTGTTTGAACCATATCGCCTAAACCTGCCAAAGCTTTTTGACCAAGACTTGCACCTTCTGTGGCTTTTACTCCTAAGCCTAAACCTTTCAAAGCCCATCCGCCTACACCCATTTCAGTACCAAATCTGATAAGTGAAGGAAGAAAATCTTTTGCAATATTACCACCAAGAGAATATCCTCTAACATTTTCCTCTTGTTTTTGTTGGATTTTATGATTAATGTAACCTAATTCATCAGGTCTTATTGCTTCACCTTTTCTGATACGTTCAATAATATCTCTTTGTTTTTTATCCTCTGAACCTGTAATCCAACCACCGGCAAACGGAATCCACGCACCTGATGCGTAACTATTTGCAAGAGATTCTTGAAAACCTATCTTTTGAGATTTATCAATTTTGCTAGAATTATTTATACCTGACATTTGAATACTCAAATCATCAGGGCTATCCATAGCTGCTTTTGCTTGTCCTTCTCCTACTCTGTCAATAAAAGCACCTACCCTATCTAATAGAGACCCTGTGCCCTCATTCACTCTTTTGTTTCTTTCAGATTTTTTCTGTTCAATATCAGAAATATTTTTCTCAACTTCTTGATTCCGTTTACTATTTTTTAAAGCTTTATCAAAATTTGAAAGATTTGCATTTTCATCAATATTAGAATATGTGCCGTCAAATTTTACAGATTTTCTTTTACCTTCCTCAAAAGGTGTAATTGGACCTTTGTCTTTCCAAGTTTGAATATTACCTGTATCATTTGCACTTTGTTTAGTTAGTGGTCGTAATTCTTCTATAGTGTCAGAAAACTGATTACGTATTTCATCATCATTTAAACCTGTTGCGCGCAAATAATCAACATTTGCTTTTGCATCTTCAACTGAAATGCCATTTAAGTTCAATATATTCATTTCATCTTGTGAGATATGTACTGTCATTATTTTTCCTTCTTAAAAATTGTAGCCATTCCTACTTGATATTCTCTGCGGAGTTGCAGGGTTTGCATTGATTAAAGTAACGTGAGCGTGGTTGATGTGATTTGTACCATGTTGCCTATCATATTTTCTTTCATCAACAATTTTTCTATTTCCGGCAAAATGAGATAAGATATTAGGGTCAGAAGTACCAATTGCCTGAACATTAGGTAATGTCAACAATTTTTCATAAACTCTTATTCTATTTCTTACTGAAAGTTCTGACATTGAAACATCTGCGGCTCTACCTTCTGAATGATGTGAACCGGCTTGCTTTCTATACCTTGACGTAACTGTCAATCTTACTCCTAATTGTTTAGAAATTGTCGGTATTTGATTATCTGCAAAATAAGTCAAAACTTTTTGCTCATGCGGTTTTGCTTTAGTGTATGCAATATTTCTCATTGTTGTTGCGTTATAAGAAAAGTTACTTATATTTTGCTGAGCTTGAGTTTTTTTCTCTTGTACTTTTTGTGTTAGCCGATTTTGAATAATTTTATATTTTTCTGCATCCGGTGGCATTTCTCCATTATGCTTTGATTGATAATAAGAAAAATCATTAATTACATCACGAACAAAGCCTGTCTTTTCCCTCATACCGTGTTCTATTTGTTTATATAATTTTGAACCATCTGAACCTTTATACCCAAGAGAATTGATAATATTTTGCAATTCATTATCTGTAATTTTTCTACCCTTGCGTGCTTCAAATTCACGTGTCATTGCTCGAATTTCAGAATATGCAATATCTTTATTATCTCCTTTGAAGGGTAATGCTGAATTTGAACCTAAGCCAATAGACTTCAAAGCGGAATTTATCATCTTATCATCATCTTTAAATTTAGTATAATAACCACCGGATTTAATTTCTTCTTGTCGTTTAGTAAATTGTTTGAACTCCCCATCAGACAAGAACCCTCGATATTTGTTCAAATCCTCTTTTGCAAATTGCTGAGCATTATTTACAGACATATCATATAAACTTTCCCAAATTTGATTGTCTGTTTCCGGTTGACCTTTGGTGTTCACATAGTTCATCAATGACAATTTCACATCAGGGTCTAAACTGTCAGGAATATCATCATAAGATAATGCCGTTCCATTTTGTGCAGCTGCAACAGCTTTAGTATAAAAACTATTCAAAGCCTGCTCTTGTGCTTGATTTTTAAAATGTTCCTCTTGCGAATAATGTTGTTTCACTCTTGATAAAACTGAATCAGACATATTTACATCCTTGATAGATTCTGCCTTTATAATTGCATCTCGTTCGCTTTTCGCACTGGCAATAATATTTTTTGCAATATCACGCGCTTTGTACTTATCCTCTTCATTTTTAATCGCACCAATATATTTTGCATGATATTTTGGGTCAATATCATCTTTGTATTTGTTAAAAAATTCTTTAGCCGACAAATCACCCTCTTGAATTTTTGCATCCAAGACAGATGCATATAGAGTTGATTTGTTTGCTTTTATCAAATCTTGTGTTGATTGAGCATCGAGTTTTTGTAAGCCTGCTTGATTAAGTGAAATTTGCACAACATTTGCAACTTGCTTTTTAATATTTTCAGGATTATTCCTTTCTGAAACAGCACTTGTAATTGCATTTTCTACACCAAGCTTTCCTTCTGTTTCAGCCCATTTATTTGTTTGTTCTAAATCATGACTTGTAACACCGGACAAAATATTTGTTCTTTTTGAGGTTGAAATAGAATTAATATCGTTTAGTGACTTTTTAGATACATGGTTTGTATCAATCCAATTCTGAACGAAATCATCATAACCTTTCATAATATCTTCTGACTTACCTGATGCATCTTGTCCAAGTTTTGTATAGTAGCCGTTTTCTTTATCAAGTAGTGTTGATTGTTTCCACTTTTCCACATCATTATTGAATTGAGCAACTTTTGTTTTGTCTCTCAAATCATTGATTTGATTCAGTGCAACAGCAATATTTTGCAAACCGTCGGCAGAATTACCCAATGCTTTTGCTTGAGCTTCACCTGTCATTTCAGGCGTTATATTATAATGAATTGTAGGCAATGCTTTACCATCAGGACTAACATTGCTATTGTATTGTGGAATTGTTGGCATTTTATTCTCCCTAATTTATATATTCGATAAACTCGTTTATATTTTCTCTAAGATACTCTGCAACTCTATTCTTGAAACTTTGTTCTTCCATACATCTTTTAAACCATTCAAAATTATCTGTATCGCAATTAAATTTTGCGTGCATACAAATTGAAAGATTATCTTTAGATTTTGTTTCCCAAAGAAACAATGCGGATTTTACATTTTGTTCAAGTAATCCATTTCGACTTACAACCTCGTCAAACCATTCTGATAATTGCTTACTCCTAGTTTTAAACTCAACAACTTTACTCATATTTCTAACCCTCTTCTTTCTCGTATTCGATAAAAGAACTCGAAATTTTTATTTATTTTTAGTTGTTCCGGATGAGGCTTATCAAACTTGAAACCCATCCACTTTAACCAATTTTTCGCAAAATAATTTTTGCAATAGATAAAGTTATAGAGAAACCAAAATTTTTCATCGGACTTTTTAAACTCTTTTTTCAGTTCCCTTAGAAGGCATATTTTGTGATTAACAATATCATCAGTGCAAAGCATCCATACAACACCAACACCCTGCTCATCTTTTTCAAGATGCCAAACTCCGCCCATACAAACTGGTATGTCACCATTTTCATTGATTCCCATCAAGACATCAAATTCAGTTTTCATAATGTCTTTGTAGACTTTTGATTTCCATTTTTCACCATGGATAGCTTTGACCTCTTCCAAATCTTCTGAGCGCAGATGATTCAAAATATATAGAACATCTTTTTTATTTTTTGATTTTCTATACATCAACAAATCTCTTTTCAAAAGAATCAAATTTTACTGCATTAAAAGACTTTCCGATAAGAGAAATGTTTTCAACTGCCTTATCAGAATTTTTCGGAGTAAATTTGTCAATATTCAAAATTCCTTTAACTCTAATATAATCACCAACTTTGTGACTATCTGACAAATTTTCTGCAATAGGATTTTTGGTATTGATTGAATTCAAAAATGTAATAAAGAAATTCAAATATTCTTCTTTGTTCTTTTTTACACCAAGACAAACCTTTGTAATAAAACCTTTTTCTGTTGGTTTATAATCTATCCAACCAATTCTCCCTACTAATTCAAAATAATTTTCAGCCATTTTCTACCTCTTCTTTTTCGTTATTCATTAATTATTTTCATTGTCAGCAAGATTAACCGTAGCAGATATTGATAATATCGTTAGCGGTAAAGGATAATCTTGTTTTATTTTCACTGTCGCATTAGGAACAGGTTCTTTTAATACAGTAGAATCTAAATCCTTTGAATATAAATGTCCTGAATGATTTATTGAATCAGTACATCTTTTATGCCTAAAATTCCGAGTATCACCACAGAACAAGAAATCTTCCCTTGATTTATAACATTTAACGCTAATATAATTTATTTGTTTCTTTAATCCTTGAGTATTTTCACCCTCGATATTTAAAGTTTCGACTTCAAATTCATAAGGTAATCCGACAACAATTGTTGTTGCAGGTTTATCTAATGTTATAGAACCATCTTTAACAACTTTGCCTGTAACAATACCACCGTTGACATTTGCAATAACGGTTTTGCCTTCCAAATGGTCAAGTCCTGAAATCTTTGTTACCGGAGTTTCAAATTCTGCAGCTAATCCACAATCAACAAGAAAAGCTTTTGTAGCATCTTCGATAACTCTTGTACGTGTACGTTCGATAAATTTTACAACTTTGCCATCAATGATTCTTTTGATAACAAAATATGCAACATCTTCTAAACCTTCACGAACAACGTCAACAGATTCAAACAAACCATCTGTTACCCATTGCGTCCAACCGCAAAGTTTTTGTTTCTTGTTGTATGTCATAACAGCACAAGTGCCATCAGTAAATACAACAAAAACAAGCCTGTAAGGTTCTTTGGCATAAGCAATGTATTTAATTTCTTTACCTTCAAACAAGTGATTTGAAAATAAAGATAGCTCATCCCCATCATAACCTTCTGACAGGTAATCATATCCTAGGTCACGAATAACGGAACCGCCTGCCTGAACAAAAATTACCATTGAACCTGAAACAATCGGCTCAACATGTGATGAACCGTAACAAGATTGAATTACTGCAGCAGGAGTCGGATTTGCTTGAAAGACTCCATCTGTTCCGTTGACTTTCCATTCTGAATTTGATGTCAAAACAATCAAATCTTTCATTGGAACAAGATGTCGGATTTCGTTTACTTCTCTATCATCCATATTCAATGTCACTGCATCCGTTGCAACCAATGGTCGAGAAACATTGAAGTTATTTATTGCTGCTGTTTGAGAAGTCCATAAGGTTTGTGGATTTTCATTTGAATTAGAATACATTTTGCGTTGCTGATAATAACAAGAGTTTGACGGATTGTTATTATTTGCAAACGGATTTCTTGTAATTGGAGCAGATGAAGTCAAGTCCGGTTCAATATTATCATCCGTAAAAGTTGTACCCTCTGCCGTTCCAATATAACCAAATATTCCATTTACACTACGATAAACATTGTATTCCGTTGCACCTGCAACAGCAGACCAAGTAATTGTCATATATTCTGTAGTCAACCAGTTTGCCTCACGGTGAGCAACAACAGATGCGATATTTGAACGTTTGCTTTCCTCGTTGTTATCACCATTTACAGCAGTTACAAGATATTGATAAGTCCTTGTGTTTTTATCTGCAGTACCTGCCCAAGTTGCTTTTACATTTGTAGGAGCTTTTATTGTCGGCTCAAATACAATATCTTTCAAAGTCCAACTGTAATGAGAATTTCTTACCAAATTCTTTGCAGGGTAATTAGGATGTGTCAAGGTTAAAAAATCGCCTGCCTGAGAACGTTTGATATATTGCAAATCCTCTGCCTTGTATGGAGTTTCAATTTCAACAATATTGTTAGACTCATCAATAATATATCCGCCATCTTTAATAAACCTGACATATTTATCCCCAAACTCTAACATGTATGTTTGTTCCGAATTAAAAACAAACTTCATCAAACGTGTAGGTTTTTCTGAATCTTTTGCAATACCACAAAACTCCAACCCCATACGGTTTGAGATACCGCCTTCCTGATGGATAATTGCATTTCTTGCAGTTTTTAATGCAATTGCATATTGTTCAAGTTGTGTTCGCGCATCAAGACGTGGCGAAATCTCACCACGTGTAAATGATGATTGCGTAATCCTTGTTCCCATAATCCCCTCATTGTGTGTAAGTCACAAATTTACAAACTATCTGCAATCGGTATAGTCTGTATCATCCTCATCATGAATTTCAATTTTTCTAGCATCAGTGACAATAGCTTGCCTGATAGCAAGTTGATAATCTTGAAAATTTGTATTCTTTTTATTAGCAGACCCTGTAATAACTTGCGCTGTTTGATACGCAAGAAAGAATGCCAAAGCATTAACAAATGCTGGAGTAAAGAATGATTCATTTGTCACGCGTTTTGTGTATCGCAAAACACAAGGTGTAGAATTTGTCAAAATGACTTTTGCACCTGTAGAGTCAATAACGGTGACAAACTTCTTTTCTTTGTTATCCGCTTTGTCAATAATTGCACGTGGTGCAATACAATCATTCGGATATGCGTATGAGTACAAAAAATTCCCATCAGGAGATTTTTCAAAAGAAGATGATAGCTCTTTGTACGCACAAGCAAAACTCCACTCGTGAGCCTCTAACACCGTATCTCTTGCAGTCTCATAATAGTTATCTAACAATATTGCTTGCGGAGATTCTTCATCTGAATTTTGAATAATTGCAGACACGCCAAGATTAGCCAATGCAAGATTGAATATTTTTGTTTTTGTATACATCTTAAATCCTTATCAAAAAGTCGGCAATGTACCAACATATCCTTTACCGAAATTTCTTGTTTTTGTTGTATATTCAGTTGATGTTCCAAGCGAATTTGGACTGTACCATTTGTCAGATACGGAAGTAGCCACTTGTCCAAGACCTTTAAAACCTGTACCAACGGCATTTAACATTCCTGTTTTGTAGGCATTTTGTCCTGCCATAGAATCAAGGTTTGCTTGATTAGAATAATTATTTGCAGATGTTTCATACGACAAAGCTTCCGTCTCTTTATTGTATTGTTTTGTCAACGCATCCAATTCCCCTTGCGCTGATGTATCTTCAATGATGTCAAGGTTAGTGCCTGATGTTGCATCAAATCCGTTTGCAGCCATAGCCGCTTGTTGTGAGCCAACAGCTTGAAGAGTCTTTATACGTTGAGTTCTAGCCTCTTCTATACCTTCTTGCCTTTTCATATCTGCATTTGATTGAGCAATTTGAGCATTTTTTCTATCGACTGCCGCTTGATATTCATATTGAGCTTTTTGCGCTTTTCCTGATTGAACACTGGAAACAACGCCCATTGTTGTACTCATTGCAGTAGCAACAACGGATGCAACAATTGCGCTAATCCCTAAATCACACATTATTGAGCACCTTCTGATTTCTTGTTGATTTCAGTTTCAAGTTTTTCAATTTGTTCTTTGATAGTTAGTTTTTCCAAACCATCAATCATAATTCCCAAATCCAAACCTTTTGTTAAAAGTTCATCCAGTTTTTGTTCAAGTTCTTCCGGAGTTTTTTCAACATCTTCATCTTGATTTTCATTAACGTCAGTAGCGTTATCAGCATCAGGAACTAGTTCATTATTTTCTGCAGTTGAATCATCTGCAACAATAGTTGTTTCTTTTTGCTCAACTACTGTTTCACATTTATCTCCATCATCAATAGCTTTTCCCCATGATGGACATTCATCCATTTCAAGGATAGTTCCCGGTTTAATAATTCTTCCTTTTGAAAAAGCTCTTATTTTACATAAAATTTTCATTTCAATATTTTCCTTATTTTTAGTTGTTACTACTTGCTTTCAGATTCTTTCTTACCGTAAAGAACTTCCGCTGCACTTGAGGCTCTATCTAATGCTGTCTTTTGTTCTTCAAGCATAGGCAAGACGTATTTCATTTTTTCTTTGTCGAGTTTAATTTGTTCAGCCTCAATTATTGTTCTTACGGCTGATTCAATTTCCCAACGGTCAAATTTACCGTATTCTTTTTTCTCTTTTTCTGCTTTTACTTCATCTGACATTTTGTTTTCCTTTTTTATCCATATAGCACATCTGCAGCAGCTCTATCTTTGTATTTTTTCTTTGGTGGAATGTAATTATCGCCATCCCAACTCCCTGCATATTTTTTCATATCGCCTTTTGCATATTTGCTTTCTACACTGAAAGTTTCGTGATTTGGTTTTTTGTAAGTGTCAGGGAAATGAGTCTCTTGAGAATATTCAGAATCGCCATCATTATCTTTGATATTGTCTTTCCAAAATCCTCTAAAATCATAATCATCACCGTTATCTTGCGGATGGATTATCCCATTATCTTTAGAATTTTTAAACCAATCCTCGAAATCTTTTTCATCTGTTTTTGATAACTTTGTTTCGTATTTCTTTTCTTTTGTCATAACTTAACCATTTCAAAAGCGGATAGCCTGTTTAGACTATCCGTTTTGCTACAAACTACATATCGTGATAAGAATTATCATATCCTGCAACAACACCTGCAGTAATCGCACCTGCTGTTACTGTTCCTGTCGGAGTATATTTTAATCTCATATATCCTTTATTACCTTTTGGAACACTGATAATAGGGAACTTGTAACCAGCCTTTAATTTTGTTGCATCAGTTTCCTCTGCAGTAACAAGAGTAACAGGAGATGCAAAATCTTCCGTCGCAGATGTTTGTACTTCTACTTTCAAAGCAGTTGCTCCTGCAAAATCTTCAACAACCTGAATCAATAATGGAATAGGGTCACCGAATGCAACTTCTGTCATTCCGTGTTCTGTGCTTGCCATCTTAACAACATTGGTGGAATTTGCAGCAGCTGTAATTTTTTGGTTATCGGAAAATAGGGTTTCATTATCTAATAACATTTTTATTTCCTTTCATTTTTACGTAACACACATTATTTTTTGCAGATTCAATTAGGGAATCTCCCCTAATTGAATCTAAAATTTTTGCCATCAGCATAAACTATGCAGCAGCTTGAACAGCATCCTCGGTATCAAGAATTGCATCACAGCATTTAACAGGAATACCTAAGAATTTTAATACCGGTTCACCTGCAACGTTATCAAGAGTCAAGCGGACATTTTTCTTTTCCATTGCTTGCAAGTGTAAATAAGTTTCAATTGTTTCATTTACATAAATAACCTGTTTTGCACCTGCCAATTTTGCATGTCTTTTTTCTCTGTGATAAGCTTTTACCATCAAATTGATTAAATCAGGAGCCTCATCTGTATCTAATTTTGATACGTCGATATTTGCAATACGTGCACAAGTTTTGTAGTTTCTCAAACACATACCGATATCCCATGAGAAATGGTCTTTGTATACACGGTATTGATTACCTTTTGCATCATACGCAGGTTCTTCTTGCAAATCTTCATGTTGTAAACCTGCTTTGGAGCCTTTCGGATAAATAAGGTGTACACCTTTTTCACCCCAACCAACAAACCAAATTGACGTATTAGTGTCACCTGTACCACCGGCATCCAAAACCTGATAACCGATAGTATCTTTTTTAGTTGAGATTTTATTATATCTTGTTGCTAAACCATCAAATGCAGCTGCATTAATTCCTTTGTTACCGTAGATGATATTTTCTTGGACTTTGTTATTCATACCTTGAATATGTGCGTCAGCCTCATTCAATCTGAATTGATTTGTATTACCGTTCAAATCTGCTAACTTTTTATCAACTTCTGAATAATCTTCTAACATAGCAGTTGATTCTTTAATTGGTGTATAATCACCTTTTGTGCAAGGTACACCTTGATAAAATCTTCTAAATTCAGGTTCAGGCAAACCATTACGAACGGTAGTTCTGTGAGTTGAACCATCATTACATTCAATAGTTACTGCATCCTCAAGCATTGGGTTTGTTTTCACGAACAAATCAATAATTGTACTTGTGATATTTCCCTTGCCGTCTAATTGTGAATAATAATCTTTTAGCGTAGGAAATGTGTTGCCTTTTGTTGCCATTTTCTCTTCTCCTTTTTATTGAGTAATACTGTTTGGATTTTTGCTCTAGCTTTTCACTTGCACTATGCAAGATTAGTGTGCGAATACTGCACACTCGGCAATCCAATTCGCCTATTTTTGACCGTATAAAATATCTGCGGTATCAACCTCTGTTTGACCTGTAGGATATGGTGCATCAGGGATTTTGTCCGCTACACAAAGCTCACCGATTTTGTGAAAAGTTTTAATAAATTCAGGATGGTGTGTTAAACCTTCCGACTTTAACAATTCCCTAAATCCTTCTGTTGAAACTGCTTTTAAACCTTTAATTGCAACATCAAGATATTGATTGTATTGAGCCTCATTGTTTGCATTTAGTTCTTTGTCGTTATTCAGCAATTCATAATAAGAATTTATTTTTGCTTGTTTTAACTCTTGTGCGTATTCAGAAAAATTTGAAACATTTTTTTCTGATAACTTAACTGCAAGCGACATTAATTCATTTGCTGACTTATTTGATAAATTTAATTTCTTTGCAACAGGTTCAAACTCTTTCAAAAGTTCTTCATCAAGTTGCATACCATCAGGCAATTGAACTTCTGAATAATCAAACGTTTCAGGTGCTCCATAGATATCATCAGATTTTTTATCTGTTTGTTTATCTTGTTCTTTTGGTTTGCCCTGCTCTTGTTCACTTTGATTTTCTTCTTGTTGTGCACCTTCTTGAGCACCTTCATTATTGCCATCATCAAGTTGGTTATCTTGCAGATTTTCTTGTTCCAAATCTGTATCAAGTCCTGCGTTGATATTTTGTACATTGTTACCTTGTTCTGAATTTTCAGTCATTGTTTACTCCTTTTCTCTTACTCACGCTTACTGCGTGCCAACATTTCTAAATACACTTCGTGGTTAGCTTGATATACACAATCAAGTAACCATCTGCCTTTCTCCCTTTTGCCCAAAATCAAATAATCTTCTTTACTAGAAGATGAGCGATTTATACCATTTTCAAATGCTCCAAGATTTTTGAGGATAAAGAAAATAGTATCTTTTCCAAAATCACTGTTGAGGACATTACGGAGATTTCTTAATTCATCTTCGGTCATAATTTCCTCTCTAAATAATGGGGGCGTAAGTCAGATTAAGAAAGGAGAGAAAAAGCCTGCCCCCTTAGGCTTTTAAACTTATCCAACACCTAAACGTGTTGCCAAATCTCCACCGATAGAGTCGATACCACCCATATTTTTAATCATTTCGGTACCTTCTTTTACCTGTTGCATTTGTTGAGCTTGCTGTTGCTGTTGTTGCAATTGCTCACGATACTTGTTTACTTCATCTGTTGGAACAACAAGTTCAGGATTTACATTTGCAATCTCAACATACTTGTCCACAACCATGTCAGCGTTGATTTTCTTCACAAGTGTTGGGTCACAAGCTTGTGAAAGGTTAGTGACAAAAGTTGTAAATCTTTCAATGCCTGAAATGTTTTTAACCTTTTGAGCAAGCGCAAGTGCTGATACAAATTCTGTTTCCATTTCTTCGGCTTGAATTTCTTCCGGCGGTTCAGCCATAATACCTGTTTCAACAGTTTCAAAGAAAATCCAATCAAGTATAGACCTAAGTCCTTTATGCACTTGGTCAAGTAGTGGAGAAAGAAGAACCATCTTTTCTTCCTTAATTTCGTTTACTTCTGTTGCGGTTCTTCCACGTTCAGCCGTATTCAGAATTACTGCAAATAAATCATTGTAGAAATGTTCTTTAATTGTTTGTTTTAATTCATCATTGTTTTGTTTCAATTTAAGAACATCCGGTGGTACTTCATAAACTGTTGAAATACCTCTGCCATCATCCGTTTCAGCAATAACTTGCCCTGGAGCATCCGTAATTCCTTTTTCTTTCACAAGTGATGCAGGACCTTTATACAAAGGACTGACTAATTTCTTCAAACCTTTGGCATATTCTTTGACCTGAACCATTAACTGTTTTGCATCAGGTAAAGCCTCAATCCCTGGACAATTTGATGGATAAATATCTTCACCGTTGACATCAGCCTCAAAGATAGCAAAAGGAAATCTGTCAAAACCTGACAGTTTCAAAAATTTATCTTGACCAACAACAAATGTTGCAGATATATATTTTTTATTACGAGCAAGTGGAGATTTAGGATTATACTCTTTGTTTGGTTCTACAAAGTAACAAAGAGTAAATAAAGTATCATTGTTGCCGTCATAAGCACCTTTTACATTATCAGGACAATTGTCATAACCAAATTTTTCAACAATATTTTTTGCTGATTCTTTAAACGTTCTGCAAACCGTATCAATATTTCCTCTGTGGTCTTTTGAATATCTGTAAGAACCAATAGGAAGTAGTTTGAAATTAACAACTGTTTGATAATCAGATTCCATTGACAAAGCACCAAAACTATATACGCTAAGATGTTTGTAAATTCCTAACATTGATTGATAGAAATTTGATACAGCTAAAATTCTTCTGATTAACTCTTCCTGCTGATTACACCAAATCTTAACTGAATGAATGTCATTCAATTCTTTTTTCTTCATTTGGAATTTGAACCAACGAGTCGCTGCAGATGTTGCACCTGATTGCATACCTGATGCAAAATTTCTTACTGCAGTTAAAGTAATTGAGTCAATAATCCTTTTAGATTTTTTGAGTGGTTTGTTGACATCATCAACGAGAAATCTACAGTTGCGTGGAGAAAAAAACTCTGACAATTCTTGCAAATCAGGTTTAATCTGATTGAAAGCATTATCCATCTGACTTTTCTTTTTCAGGAAATATTCTACTGAATAAGAAAAGTCTTTAGGTTTTGTGGTTTTAGGTTTCTGATTTTCTTCTATTTCTAAACCTTGCAACATGTTATTCTCCTAACAAACCTTTCTTTTGAGTATTCGCATCATCTAAAAGACCTCTTGATGTCGTATTAATATTTCTTGTCGATAAAGATGCTGCTTTATTTCTTGTATTTGTAGATGCTTTTGAAACACTTGCATCTGCGGCAGTCGGAGTTGCGACAGTTTGTACAGGAGTTTCATCAACAGCTTTTGTATTAACTTTTGGAGTTGAACACATAATATTCTCTCTTTCTTTAAAAAACGGAAAGCATAGGACTCGAACCCAACACCCTGATGAGTGCAATCCGTTTAGCAAACGGTTCTATCACCTTGATAGTTTACTTTCCAAAAATGCTCGTCTTTCCGAGCCGTCACCAATTCGCATCTTACTATATTGGGAACCCAGCTTGTTATAATAGAAGGATGTTGTCTAATCGAATGGGTCAAAATCAGTATTTATTTTGAAACTGTTTGAAATACCTCTGCCTTGACTGTTCAAGAAATACTGCGGATAATAATTGATTCCATACATTGCCATCATTAAAGTATCAGCATAGTCAGGTGATTCATTATGTTCTTTTCGTATTTCCTTTTTATCAAGGATATAAACCTTACCTGTTTTGGAGTTCCAAGTGATTTTCATATACTCAACCTGACGTGCAGCATTTTTGCAATTCAACCTCAAGAACCCACCGTCAAGCATATCCTTTAACGCTAAATAACCGTCACATCTTGCATTACCGGAAAGGTCAGCAACTCGTTTAGCAGACATTGCACCACGAAACGCGACAACATTTTCCAGTGAATTTTTTAAGGAACAAACAATTGAATATCCTAATCCGTCAGCATCAGCAATAAGAAAAGATGGTTTCCATTTTGAATACAAATTCATTATCTTGCCTTTGGTGATATCGGTATCAGCCTCTGTCCATGTAACGGTTTCAGCCTCTTCCCAAACTGTAGAAGATTTTTGAACAACCAATTTAGCTACAGTCAAATCACCACCTGATGCAGATAAATCAACAGCCATAACTGAATTGTTCGGACACTGCTCATCAGGATATTTGAGCCTCAAAGCTTTTTCGATTTTATCTGATGCAACAAGATAATTTGTACCTTGCTCCAACGGATTACCTAACCAAACGTGATTATACTTTGCCATATTTGTCCTTTTGCATTCGTTAGCCTCATCAATAAGTTTCTGTGGACAATACGGATTATCGTAATAGTTGATATGAACGTGATAACAATTCGACCTGCTCAAACAGTAATTGTAAACCGCATCACTTTTGATGTACCTGTTCATCGTAAAGATGATTATTGAATTAGGCTTACGAATTGTCGGAATTATGACATCTACTGCACGCTCTGTTACTGTCTCTGCCTCATCAATCCACAAAATGTCAACACCTTCAAGACCTTTTATGTTGACAATGTCCTGTTCGCGAAAACCTTTGAAAAAGATAACTGAACCTGTCTTGCGGTGGATTATACGTTTGTCAGTAACTTCAAAATCGAGATTGAAATCATCAATCAAAGTCTTGAATAATGCAAGAACTGAATCTTTTACGGAGTCTTTGATTACACGACCGGCACAAATAATAACTTTGCGGTGTTCTGCAATGTATAAAAGAATTCTACCGATTGATTGAGTTTTGCCTGAACCTCTTCCACCTTCGGCAAGAAATAAAGAATACTTGTTTAAGTTAAAAAATATCGGCAATAGCTTTGGCGGAATTTCAAGTATTTTAGGAAGTTTTATCTTCATTGCTTATCCTTCAATGAGGAAAGCAACGAAGATATTATTGTGATTCGGTTTCTTCCTTAATACTTTCCCCTATTTTTAATTCAAAACTTTCTCCGTCAACTTCAACCTCACCCATCTGAACAACAACAGAATTGTTGACCTGCGCATCTTCTTTCATCAAACCTTTTAACTTACATTTCATCTCAATAGCTTTGTTAGCTGCAGAAACATTCGGTCTGCCATCTTTGTCACGAGACTCAAGAGCAATAATTTTCATCTCATCAAATTCTTTGAACGCATCATCTATTGAATACTTGATTTCATCTTCAAGATGTTGTTGTTTTGTTTTCTCAAGATACTTAATCCATGGGGTAATCTTAGGGTTTTTCAAAAGTTTAGACCCTTCAACACAACAAGTAGCAGTATTTGCGGTTGTTTCATACGCTACTCGATAAGCAGATGTCGCATTAAATCCGTTAAGGAAATATTCCTTAACGAATTTATTTTGCTTTTTTGTAAGTTGCGGAAGTTCTTCTGTCATAATCAACCTATTTAACTTGTAATTTCTTTACCAACTTTTTACTACCGTTGAAGTTTGATGCATATTGTCTGATTTGAGTTACTTCACCTTTTTTGTTTTTGATACCTACATTCACACCATATATCCAACCGAATAGAGAATTGACATCTAACTTGTAGTATTTACACAAAAATCTTTTTGACTCACGAGATATGAGTTTTATTGCATTGTTTCCTGTCACATTTGAATTAACAAATACCTCTCCATCATCAATTCTTTTTTCAATGAGAGTAACAACCGGTCTGTGACATTTTGGACAAGAACCTATGATTAACTTTCTTGACTCAAAGTCTTTCAAATCCTTCAAAATCCACATTTCAGCTTTGTCTATCACAAAACCGCAATCACAAACCAACTCCATTACTCTCTCCACAAACCGCACAACTCACCCACTTACACCGGTAAGGAGTGATGAGTGTCCAGTTCTATTTCACTTACCTACTATATTTTGAAATCTAAAACATTTTTTGAAAAAAATCTCGTTGAACGATTGATTTTAAAATTTCGATTTCGTTCAAAACTATTGATTTTATTTTGAAAAATCCACATTTACATTTTGTAACATTCCTTGCTTTTTGAAATTGTAACCACTCAAAATTTGCTATTTTTTTGAAAAAAGAAATTTTTAAAAAATTTTTTGTAAATATAAATAAAAAATATATT